GATGACAAACCAGAGATTATAAAGAATAGAATTAAAGTGTACCACAGAGAAACAGCACCTTTATTACAATACTATAAAGATGAGATAATAAATATTAAAGCAGAGGGTAGTACACCAGAATTAATAGCAAAAGAAATTATAAAGAAAGTACAATGAAAAAATTTGACGACATAAGATTTCAAGACTTACAAGAGGGGTTGTATGACCCTAACATCTTCAAGGCATTTTTCCTTGCAGGTGGTCCAGGTTCTGGTAAATCATTTGTTACAAACAGAGCATTTGGTGGTACTGGTTTAAAACCTATTAACTCAGATAATGCATTTGAGAGGTCATTAAAAAAACATGGTCTTTCATTAAAAATGCCAGAGGATGAGGCAGAAGCTAGAGATATTATTAGAGATAGAGCAAAGGCCGTAACATCTACTCAACTAGATTTATCTATTAAAGGTAGATTAGGTTTAGTTATTGACGGTACAGGTAGAGATTACGATAAGATTAAACAACAAAAGGCATTGTTAGACCAATTAGGTTATGATAGTTATATGATATTTGTAAACACTAGTTTAGATGTTGCATTAGAAAGAAACGCAAAGAGAGAACGAAGTGTACCAGAATATATAACAAGAAAATCTTGGAACGAAGTACAATCTAATATTGGTAAGTTTCAAAATACATTTGGTATGGGTAACATGATTATCATTGACAATAGTAAAGATGATAAAGAACTTACTACAATTGTTATGAACAAATGTTCTCAAGCAGTTAGAAGATTGCTTAATAATAAAATTAAGTCATACACAGCAAAAAGATGGATGGCAACAGAGAGAAGATTAAGAAGAAGATGAAAACCTTTAAAGAAAGTATCATAGATATACCTAGAAAAACATATGCTAAGGCTGTGTTTGATGACGCTGATACTAACAACCCTAAAATTAAGCCAAGTGTTAAGGCATTGATTGATAAACAAATAGAGATGTTTGAAAAAGAATATCCTGTTGTTAAGGTTGGTCTTATAGGTTCTATTCTTACTAAAAGGTATAGAGCAGACGCAGACTTAGATTTGAATGTATTGTTTGATGTGCCTACAGAAAAAAGAGAAGAAGAAAGAACAAGACTATCTAAAAAGTATTTGTCGGCTACTTCTCCTGATAGTATTCAAGGCAAGAATATACCTGGTACTAAACATCCTATCAATTATTATTTTATTACAGATATGAAAACATACAACGACCAAGAAAAGAAAGCGGACGCTGTATTTGATATTGAAGATAATAAATTTATTAAAAGACCAGAAGATTTTACCTTTGACAAATCAATGTATCTAAAAGACTTTGAAAGAAAAGTACAAGAGATTGATGTTGTAAAAGGAGAACTTAAAAGAGATATTATTGATTACAGAGAACTTGAAGAACTATCACCAGATGATATATTAAATCTACAAGAACTAATCAATGAAAAATTAGAAGAGATTGAAGATAGTATCAGAGATATTATCAAAATTGGTGATGGTGTTGACGCAGATAGAAGAGCTGCATTTGATAAAGATATGTCACCGGATGAAATAAGAAAATATGGAATCAAAAACAGACTACCTAAAAATGTCGTGTACAAAATGTTAGAGAAATACCACTATCTAAAATTCTACAAGAAGTGTAAGAAGATTTTAGATGATGGTAAAGTATCTGATAAAGAGATTGACGATTTAGAAATGCATGAAGCAAGAGGTAAGTCAGTTGCATTTGCTTTTGGTAGATTCAATCCACCTACAATCGGTCACGAAAAACTTATTAATAAAGTCAAATCATTACCTACAAATGATTACAAAATCTATTTAAGTAGAAGTAATGACCCTAAAAAGAATCCATTATCTCCTAGAGATAAGTTATCTATTATGAAAAAGATGTTTCCTACACATGCTAGAAACATTGAAATCAATAAGACAAATATGGTACTCGACCTTGCAACAGACCTTTACAAAAAGGGGTATACAGATTTAACTATGGTTGCAGGTTCAGATAGAGTAAGAGAATTTGAAACTATATTAAAGAAATACAATGGTGTATCATCAAGACACGGCATGTATAACTTTGATAATATTAAAGTAGTTTCTGCTGGCGAAAGGGACCCCGATGCCGAGGGTGCTTCAGGTATGAGTGCTAGTAAAATGAGAGCTGCGGCTGCCAAAGGTGACTTAAACAATTTCAAAAAAGGTTTACCTAGAGGTGTTGACGCAGATAGTATTATGAAACAAGTTAGAAAAGGTATGAACTTGGCCGCTAACTATATGTACATGAGAAACTTAAACCCTATAGCAAGTTTAGAAGAATTTGAACAACAACAAATTAGAGACCTGTATATCAGAGAACAGATATTTAATATTGGTGATACAGTAGATTATATCAAAGAAGATAAACAAGGTAAAGTTGTCAGAAAAGGTACAAACTATATTGTACTAGAAGATAATAAAAACAATTTGCATAAAGCATGGATTTGGGATTGTATTCCTGTATCTACAACAGACAGAGAGGTAGAGATGAGAGAACATAATTTAAATATTGATTATGGTTTTGAAGCTGTATCTGAGGTAAAAGAAGATATGGATGCTCAACCTCAAGATAAAGATGTGAAGAAGAAAGATGGTACACAACCTAAAAAGTATTACAAACAGTTATCAAAAGATGTAAAAAACAAAAGAGCTGATTACTTTAAAAACAAAGATACTACAAAGAATGATAACAAACCAGCGCCTGGAGATAAAGACGCTAAGACAAAAACAAGTATTCATACTAAGAAATATAAGAGAATGTATGGTGAGGTCTTTGAGATAGGCACACCAGAGTACACAAAACATACGGTTGACATGACACCAGGTCAAGAAAACCCTATCAAAAAAGTAAAAGGTTTCTTAGATAGAGAGAAAGAAAAGCCATCCGAAAAAGATGTAAAAGAATGGGCAAGTACAGAGTCTACAATGAATAAATATAGAGAAAGATACAAAGAAGGATGGAAGGCGAAACTTACAGAGGTGGTTGCCAAAATGATAGAGAAACTATAATGAAAACTTTTAAAGAATTCGAAAACATAGATGAGGCATGTGAAGAATGTATATTCGAACATGAACAAGAAGGTATTTACGAAGCTGAATACCAAGGTAAAACAGTAAAACTTAACGACCCCGTAAGAGGTGGTTCTAAGAAGTTTTATGTGTATGTTAAAAACGACCAAGGTAATGTTGTCAAAGTTTCATTTGGTGACACAACTGGTTTAAGTATCAAAAGAGATAATCCGGCTAGAAGAAAGTCATTTAGAGCAAGGCACAGATGTGATAATCCAGGTCCTAAATGGAAAGCAAGATACTGGTCATGTTATCAATGGAGAGCAGGAGCAAAGGTAGACAACTAATGAGTAGATACAGACAAACAATGACCGAAGCTTACGCTCAGGTTCAAGTAAACGAAAACGATTATTTAAAATCAAAATTAAGCGACACACAGATTGCAAACATTAAGCAATTGTGGATGAAAAAGACTGCTAGAGATGTGACACCATCTGTCAAAGACATGATTAAAAAGATGGATATACCTACACAGTTAGCAATTAAACATGCAAATATTAATCAGTTATCAAAATTAATTGAAACACTAGACGAAAGTTTTAGTGACGCACAAGTAGCTATGCTTAAAAAACAGTATGAACCTATGAGAGGTAAAACAATCTCTATTGCTAATGCAAATAAACTAGGTGACCTGTTTACAAAATTTGACAAAGATAAAAATGCTTTAGAAAAATTATATGGTGGTAATATACCATTTGTATCAGTTATGGCCATGACAAGATTGATGACCAAACATGGTTACAAAGCAGACCAATTAAACAAACTTAGAAAAGAGGAAAGATTTCCTTTAGAAGAAGAAAAAGAATTAGAAATATTAGATGAAGCTACATTAGAATCAGTAGAGATTACTGAGGGTAAAATTGATAGTAAGAAGTTTGATAGTTTGAAAAAAGGTGATACAATGACTATCACTTATCAATCAACTATGTCAGGTACAAAATCTCAGAAATTTGTTGTAAAGAGTAAGAGTAGAAGTGCTAAGTACAACACAGATAAAGTAACAATGTATCCTGACGGCAATCCAAATATGGCAAGGTTCTTCTTATACAAAAGAGCAAGTGGTGATGTATCAATGGCAACAGGTGATATGGCCGCTGTTATTAAAAGTGTTAATGAAGAAACACTTGTAGAATTTACATCACAACAAATTAAACAAGCATACGGTATTGCAAACGACCCTAGATACAAACAAGGTAACTATTCAGGTGCAATTAAGGCTATTGAGAAACTTGCAAAAGGTTTATCAAAACATCCAGATGTTGCAAATGTTTTAAAAAGAACTAACGAAAATTTAGACGAAGGTAAAATGTCACAGATTGACCAAATGCAAAAAGATGGTAAGTCAGCGGCTGAGATTGCCAAGTTAATGAAGTTAGATGTTAAAACTGTAAAGAGT